TGAAATACCGCTATCGCTTGTTGTACTTGATGCCGTCAAATCAAAGAATTTTACTAACTCTGTTTTGTCCGCTTTCCCACTCAACCCACTATCAATATAGTCTTTCGTGTTAGTAGCAGAACCGCTTTCGATTGGGAGGTTTGTTGCGTTAAGCCCGTCTATCTTATCCTTAGTCGAGTCTTGAGATCCCGCCTCGTAAGGCAAATTAGCCGCCGTAATAGTTTGATTAATCCATACATTGTTCGCGCTGTCAAAAATAAGCGCTTGATTATTTGTCGGACTATTTAAATTTACGTCGGTAAGATCGTCGAGCGTAGAGCTTGTAGATACCTCGCCGTTTGTCCATTTGCCCGTAACTGCGTCGTATACGATACCTTGGCCCGCCGCTAAAGTTTGCTCGTCTATTTCTACGTCGTCGAGATCGTCGATACCCATAGCGGCTAAAAGGTTATTAACCTCGTTTTTAGAGTAAGTATCATTTTTTGTATAGTAATACTCAAGCTCGGAGTTATCTACTTTACCGCTTAGCGCTCCGTCTACCTGAGTTTTGTTATAGTAGTTAGTAGTAAGATAGCTACTATCTACTTTACTTTCGAGAGCAGTATTAACAGCTCCAAAAGCTTGAGCGATACCGTTACTAGTAACCGTATACGGCTCGTCGTGGTCTAATACGGGCTCGGCGTCAAAGAGTACGCTAGTCCCGTCGTAAAGATCCTCTAACGCAATCTCTACGCAAGCGTTAACGCGCTCTTGGAGATCTCTTATATCGCTCTCCGAGTCGTCGCCGTCGGCTAAAGGATCGCGCTCGACTTGCATATAGAAATTTAAAGTCCCGATAGTAACGGAGCTACGCTTAATAGTAAGCTCGCATAAGTTAGCGCCTACTACTGCGCAAGCTTGTTTAGTCGTTACAATATCTACGTAGTTATCCTCGGTATTTTCGACTAACATAGTTACTATTTTATCGTCGGGCTTACGGATAGCTAAGCCTATCTCGTCGCTAGCTTGCAAAGTAAAAGGAGTAAGGCCCTCGAAAAGCTCTACTCTAATTACGCGGCCCTCGTCATACTGCGACGCGTGGCAAGTCGGATTAACGCCGCTCGGGATAATATTAAGCTTGATAATTTCCACTCTTTAGCCCTCCTTTTATATCCAACGTGAATAATTTTTTATTGTAAATTGTGAGACGTCGCCCGTAAGCGTAACAGTATTAGAGCCGCCTACAAATTTAATATTATCATAGTCTCCCGTTACCCGCCTATTTAGCAAGAGATTGTCTACGCTGTAAGCGTTCATACCCTCCGAGTCTATAATAATCTTTTCGTAATTATCGGCGTCTAAGGAGACGATAAGTAATTGAGATCCGTTAAGAGAAAAATTAACCGTTCCTTTACCCGTAATAGAAAAAATAGGACGGGAGTAAACGTTACCCGCGTTAAATACTTTTATGTTTATCGGGTTAGTATTAACGTCTACGGCTAACTCCTCCTCGTCTACTGCGAGCTTAAAGGGTTGCACGTGAAAAAGTACCTCCGCCGTCTTAAATCTAATTAGCCGCTCGAAATCTATTTGCTCGTAAATGCCAAAGCGATAGTATTTATTAGGCTCGTTAGAAAAAGTAACTATGCCCTTGCTGTCAAAAAACTTAATAACGTCGTCGATATTATAGTTATAGGTAAGCGCGATCTTAACGGGCTTATCGTAGGCGCTGTAACCGAGCGGAGTAATAATATCTCCGTCGCGTCCGTCTATAACGTCGATAAGAGTACGCTGTAACGGCTTACTTATCGGCGGGAGATCCGTAATAAGTAAGCCCGTTATAGTATTAGAGCTAACGCCGTTAATAGTAAGAGACGGTCTTATATTCATTTAGTAGCCTCCTTAAGTATAGTAGATAGCGTCGCTAACGGTCTTTTTAACGAATTTACCTACTTTTTGGTCGTCTAATTCTACGTTAACGCTCTCGAGCGCCTCTTTAAAGGCTCTAACCATAGTATAGTAGTCCATACCGCCCGTAGAATTAAGGCCGCTAGTCTTAGCAGTAGTAGCAACGTCGAAATTAGGGAGAGCGTCGTTAATATCCTCTCTAACGTCGCGCATTTCCTCAGTAAAACCGACGCCGAGTCCCTCGGCAAGATAGCCGCCGAGACGCTTAGTAACCTTAGACGGCGACGCAATACCGAAAACGTTTTTAATAGCGTTAGTAATAGCGCTACCCATACCCGCGATTTTATCCTTAACCCATTGTATTTTATCGCTTATACCGCTCCAAAGTCCCGTAACGAGATCTCTACCGATATTAACGACTTTAGACGGGATCTCTTTAACTTTATCTATAACGCTCTTAACAAAAGTAGATATTTTAGTCTTGATATCGTTTATTCTATTCAAAAAGCTATTCTTAGCGTTTACGATTGTATTTCTAGCGTTAATTATCCAATTAGATAAGCTAGATTTAATCCAAGTCCAAAGCATAGAGAAAAGCTCTTTAACTTTTCCAAACGTGTTAACGATACCCGAGACTAAGTTATAGCCGAGATTAACAAAAATATTAAGGATATTAGGCAAGCTCGCAATAAGGGCCTCGCAAATTTTACCGATAACAAAGACCGTACTACTAATTAAAAGCTCGATATTTTCGGGCTTTGTTAAGAAATCGGCAAGCTCCGCGATAACTTGAAAAACAGCGGGTAAAATTACGGGTAAAAGCTCCGCAAATTTATTAGTTAAATCTACTACGAGAGCTAAGATACCGCTTAATAAATTGCTTACGTTACCCTCCTCGGATAGCCAAGCGCAAAGATCCGTAATTAAAATATTTACGGCGTCAAAAATTACGGGTATTAATTGCGGTAATACCTCGGCTAGAGAGCTTAAGACAGACTCTACGGCCTGAATTATGACGGGTAGCCCGTCTTGTAGTAGTGTAACTACTATCGGGAGCGTAGAGCTTATAAGCTGTCCTACCGTTTGAATTAATAAGGGCGCGATTTTTGCAAGCGAGCCTACAAGATTAGTAATAATACCGCTCGCCAAGCTTAAAAATTTAGGCGCGATCTCCAATACTTTTTGGCTAAACGCCGTAACGCCCTCCGAGATCCGCTCTAAGCCGCCCTCCGTATCTTTGTTACTAAATACGTCGGTTAGCCCGTTCATAACCTCGGTAAGAGACGGTAAAAACTCCGCAAAGATATTATTTTTTAATCCGTTTAAAGTACCCTTAAGATCGTCTAAGCTATCGCCAAAAGCCTCGCTATTTTCGATAGCCTCGTCGCTCATAACCATACCTAAGTCGTGGACTCGCTGTCTTAACGCCTCCGTATCGTCCGCCGTGCTATCTAAGAGCGAGCCGAGATCCGTACCAAAAGACTTGCCGAGTAATTGCGCGGCAAGTACGGAGCGGCGGCCCTCGTCCTCGACTCCTTGTAAAGCAGTAATAACGGCGTTAAAAGTCTCCTCGGGAGACATAGCGTTTAATTGCTCTTGAGTAAAGCCAAGCTCCGCGAGAGCCTCGCTCCCGTTCTCGCTTGCTTTTTCAAGATTAAGCATAGCTTTATTAAGGCCCTCTATGCTCGCGCCGTTTTGATCGAGTATATAACTCCACTCTTGGAAACCCTCAAAGCTTAAATTAGCATTTCTAGCGCTCTTGGCTATGCTATCGCCAAAAGTAGCGGCGTCTACGGCGGCGCTTGCAAACGCCGAGCCTAACTCCTTAACTCCGTTAACGAGAGCTTGCGGGATCGCCTTTACTGCCTCCGCCGCTAAATTAGCTAAAGCGCCTTTTAATACTGTAAAGCCGCCCTTAGCCGCTTTGTCCGCATTATCGCCCGACTCTTTAACGTCTTTGCTAAGCTCTTTAGTCTCGGAGCTCGTGTCGTCCATTTCATTATTAAGGCCGTCTAACGTCTTTTTAGTATTGTTATACTCCGTATTAGCCTTATTAATCTCGATACGTGCTTTACTTAAAGCTTGCTCTTGAGACTCTATAGCTTTTTCGCTCTTGTTGTAATCCTGAGTTAAGCCCGCAACGTAGCCCGCTTGTAACTTATACTCCGCGCTAGTCTTGCCGCTCTCTTTTTCGATTTTCTCAAGCTCTTTAACTGCGTTTTCAAGCTCGTTTTTTAACTCTTGGTGCTTTTTCTTATTCTCGTCCGTTTGCTTAGACATAGAGGCATAGTTATCCTTAAGTACGCCTATCTTTTTAGCTTGGGCCTCGAGTTTTTTAGATAACGCCTCGCTTTGCGCTGTAAGCGCCTCTTGGCTTTTATCGTTCTTATCGTATTGTGAGGCGACTAATTTTAACTCGGAGTCTACCTCCTTAAGATCGCCCGTTATTTGTTTAAGAGCCTTACGATATTCGCTCTCGCCCGTAAGTTTTACAGCTCCGCCAAAGCCCGCCACGTTATCCGCCTCCTTTTACTTTAAGTAAACCACTCCTCCGACTTAGCCGCGTCGTTTCTTACTTGCTCGTAAGTCGTGAGATTAAGTCTTAAGAGTAACTCAGTATCGAAAGTATCTTGGTAAGCTCTATATAGGTTTAAAAACTGCCTATAAGTAAGCCTACCCGCCTCTTTATCTGTCAAATTTATTCGCGCCCTACAAATAAAATATATCCACGAGAAATTAATAGGGCTATTGTCTATCTCGTCGTCGTCCTCGTGGATTACTCGTTTTTTGACTCGTTATCGTTCTTTGTCGAGTCTACGACTAGCTTATTCATATTTTCGGTAAGTTTACCTACTCCGATATCTGTAAGCATACGTCCGACTTGCTTACGAGTAAGTAAGGGATCGTTAGTCCCGTTATCCTCGTTATCGATCTCGATAGCCTCGTTAAGCATTTCTCGTAATCCGAAAATAAGGGCCTTAATATCTGTCTCGCCCTCGTGCGCTTTACCGTCGGTAAGCGCTCCCCAATTATCTAGAGTCCCGTACTCGTCTTGTATAGCCTCCATAACGTTAAGATTAAAGACTATTCTATACTCTCTACCCTTGTACTCTACCTTGCTAGAAATTTCTTTCATACTATAAGATCCTCCTTAAAAATAACGCCGCCCGCCCGTATAAGAGCAAGGCGGCGTAAATGCAAAACTAAATAGACTTTAAGTCTCGTCGGCCCAAACTGCGTAAAAAGTAACGTCCGTAGCGGGATAATAAGTAGCTCCCGCGTTAAATTCTTTTGCGCTTGCTGTAGAGCTAAGAGCCCAACCGCTAAACGCCTTACCGCTCGGAGCTGTAAGGTTCGCGCCGCTTGCAAGAGTTGTAGACTCGCCTACGTTTACTACGTCGTCCGCAATAGATCCGCTACCGCCGTTAACGTTATAACTTACTCTAAAAGTAGCTCCCGCGGGTGCAAAAAGGCCCATAATATAAGCGAGCGCCTCGGCCTTAGTAGCAAAAGTCTTAGAGTCGCTCCAAATACCGTTTTTAAGAGCCGCAATTTGTCCCTCAATAGACGGAGTAGAAAACTCCACAGACTCGCCCTTAGTATTTTCCTCTTGGCTCGGCTCGCTAAACTTAACCTTATAAAGTGTCTCGACTTTATAAAGTCTAACGTTATTAACCATTTTAACGATAATACGAGAGAGAGCAACGTAAGGCGCTACGTCGTTTACGTTACGAGTAACCTTGCCGTTATCGTCTACATTGTGTCCGAGTACGTCCGCAAAAGTAGCGTCTCTATCGTCGTCTACTCCGAGAGTAACCGTACCGTTTTGAAAACTAGTATCGCTCTCGGCTAAAGCGTCGTCGGCATAAAGCGCGGCGCTGTTATTTGAGATTGATACGTTACAGTTAACGGCCTTACCAAAAGACTTAGCGCCGTCAAAGCTAGGCGTACCGTCTTGGACCTCAGTAAGATGTGAGTACCAAAGATTATTTAAACCTATTTTAGCCATTGTATAACCTCCTTATAAAATTTAATTATTTGTTATTTGTATCGGCTTAGCAAAACAAACCGTCTTATGATAATATCCCGTATCTACGTCGTATAAGTCGGGACTATCTCGGTTAGGTTGCCAAGTCCAATTATTAGACGTTAAGAGCTGTCTAACGGCCTCAATTATGTTATAGTAGTTACCCTTTGAATATATATCAAAGTCGTAAATAGCTACTACGCCTTGTATATCGTCGTCCGCGCTATAGCTATTACGCGAGTCTACTTGAGAATAAACAATATATTTATCGGCGTGGCCCGCGTAAAAAAGATACGCTAAGTCTATAGACTCTCCGTCTACAGTAAAGCCGTTAAATAAAGTCTCTATCTCGGCGTTAAATAACATTTTTACGACTCCTCTATATATTTCTTTTGAGCGTCTAACATAGCTTTTTCAATTTGAGACTCGTTAAAGCTTGCTCTAAAAAAAGGTTGTTTAGGATAAGGAGCGCCGCTCCGTCCATACTCGAATATATTAGCAACGAGCGGAGCGGGTGTTACTTGCTTATGACGGTTTATAAAATATCCCGTTATCATAACTTGGCAATTAATACCGTCGTCGCTCGGAGTCTTATATACTTTTGTAATCTTAACGTTGTTACCGTTAAGGACTTTTTTAAAGTCTCTCGGCATTTTCGCATTAACGTTAGCCTCTACTACCGCCGCTCCCGCTGTTATCATATCGCTTAACATTTGCTCGGTGTTAATTTCTAACTCCGTAAACATTTTAATTAAGTCGTCGGGTAATCCGCCTACAAAAGCCGCCACGGTTTAAGCCTCCTTAATGCGTAATCTCCTTAGCTTGTAACTCAAGCTCTATATTAGCCTCGTCTACGTTGTTAATATATTGTATCTCGTAACGCTTACCTCTAAATAAGATAACGTCGTCTCGAGTTATCGTAGTTACGGGATATCTAATCGTAAAATTAGTCGTAGCTTTTTCAAAGTCCGAGCCGTTAGCGATAAGAGTAAAGCCCTTAGTAGTCTTAACTCTAGCATACGGACTCAAGATAACTACGGGCTCGCTATGCTTAAAGCCTTGCGAGTCTGTAGTAATAGTCTCTCGGACTATCTGTATTTTATGATTAAATTGTCCCGCATTTTTTACGATATTCATAACAAATTAACCGAGTGTAAACCTAATATAGCCTCTACTACCTTATTTACGTTAGAGCTGTCTACGTAGTAGGCTCTATTATCGTACATATCTTGGCAAAGTACCAAAGCCGCTATAGTAAGATCCTTACATAAATCGGCTTGAGCGGCGTTAAGGCCCGTATACTTGTATACGTAGTCCTTAGCCGCCTCTAAGATAGTCGGTAATAAAGCCTCGTCCTCCGTAGTAAGCTCGGAGAGTCGGAGATAGTCCGCGACGTCTTGCACGGTAAGAGCGCTAATAACTTTAGCAGTATTAGACATTTTATACTATCTCCTTTTTAGCCTTGCCCTTTTTCGCTGTAGTCTTGGGCTTTTCGATTGACTCGTCCTTAATAGGCTTAGCGCCTACCTCCTCAATATATCCCGCGTTCAAGAGATCCTTAACGATATTATCGTTTTCGATCTCTCTAACCTCGCCTTTTTTCATAGATACGAGGCCGCTAAAAGACTTAATAGCTTTATAAGACATAGACTAACCCTCCAAAAACTTTAGGCCATCTTAAATGCGGCGATCTTTTGTTGGTCTTGGATCTTAGCGTCAAACTCTACCCAACCTACTACGCCTACGGCGTGTTGTGCGGCGTAAAGCTCTCTCAATACCTCTACGTGCATTTCCTCGCTAAACTTTGTAGCGAGTCCCGACATATCGCCGTAATAAATAACAGTCTTACCCGTAGCGATATCGTCCATATTATCCGATACAAAAACGGGCTTGCCTAAGAGAGTCTTACCAAACGGAGCGGAGATATCGTCGTTAAGCAAGTAACGGCCTTCGTCGTCCTTAAGGAGACGGAGCGCGTCTCTTGTAGCGGGAGACATAATCCACATAGCATTAGCTTGGTAGATATCCTTGATAGTACCTTGGAAAGTAATAATCTCGTCCGCAGTAATAGCGCTAGCGCTAGCCGCTGTAGTAACGTTTGTAGCGCCGCCAAGTCCTACTACAGATCCGCCGCCCTTACCGAGCAAGTTAGCCTCCAAAAATCTTGCGATATCGTAAGCCATTCTCTTAACGATAAAGCCTACAACGTCAAACTCGACGTTATTAATAAGGCTCTTAGAGATCTTAGTAAGAGCGCCCGCAAGATAACCGCTAAGCTCGATAGTAGTAAAGTTACCCGTAGAGCTTGCAAGGTCTGTAAACTCAGTAGCAAAAGCTACGGTAATTTGAGTAGAGTTATCGGCGGGATAATAAGGGATCTCGAGCTTACCCTTAACGTTATACTTTTCGGACTTGTCGAGAATAGGGCAAATATCGTAAACAAGCTCTACAATCTTTCTAGCGATTGTAGTAGGGATAATAGCTCCGTTGTTAGCGGGTGCAAGTTCGCCCGCTCTCTCGTGGAGTACGACGCCTCTTACGTAATTCTCGAAAGCTCTTGTCTCCTCGATCTCTACGGAGTTATCCACCTTAGCGGCTCTTTGCTCGTCGCCGCAAGCTCTACCGTCCTCCTTAGCGGCCTCCATAGCCTCGTCGAGATCCTTGTCAATACCGAGATAGTCTTTGATAGCCTTAACGTTATCTCGGATCTCCGCGAGCTCTTGCGCCTCGTCGGGTGTAAGCTCTCTCTTTTCTACCTCCGCCGTATTAACGATAGACTCGGCGCGGGTGATAAGATCGTTCATTTCCTCGGACTTTGCCTTTACGTTCTTAAACATAATCTTAAAACCTCCTTAAATTAATTTTTTACCGAGTCTCGCATAGTCTTTAACTCGGCGATTATGTTTTTATATCTTGAGTTATCATAACTCTTGATATCCTCTTTAGCCTCGGCGGGAGTCTCCGCCTCGGGTGTTACTGTCTCGGCCTCGGCTCGTAAGTCGGTCTTAATCTCCTCTACGATTTCCTTAGCCGTCTCGTCTATTACGTCGATTATCTCGGGCTCTACGCTGTCTCCGATATTAATAGTCTTACCGTCCTCGTCGGCCCTTACGTTTACGAGAGTCCCGTTATAAGCGGGCGTCTTTTCTCTATTGAGTATACTAACCTCGTATAAGTTAAGATCCTTAACGAGTCTAAACGGTAAGCCCGTTTCACCGTCTTGGGTAATATCTACGGCTCTATCCTCAAAGCCAAAAGACCAACCGACTAAATCACCGTTACGAGCGTCCTTAATTACCTCGGGATCGGTAATCGTTGCTCGTGCGTGGAGTCCTATATTATCCTCCTCTAACTCGAGCTCTCCCGTACCCGTGCCGCCTAAGTCTCTCTTGGGATCGTGATTAAGAAAAATACGGACGTCCTTATTACGCTCTAGAGCGCGCCCAAAAGCGCCCGCGCATATTTTTTCGATAAACTCTCCAAAGCGACTAAGCAACGGCTTAGAGGGACGCTCTACGGCGTTTACGTAGCCCTCTATTGTTACGCTGTCCGCTCTAATTTCTATTTTCATTTGTTAGCCTCCTCGTTACTGAGATCGTCTAAAGATATTTGCTCGCCCTTTTTGGCCCGCTCCGTGTCGTTTAAGTCGTCTATAAAAGACTCCTCCTCGATATTCTTAACGTCGGTAGTCGTAGCAGTATTAGGCGTAAAGTAGGTTTGATTTTTGACGTCAAACAATACAGCGCCCAAGCCTAAGTCGATAACGTCGCCGCCCTCGATCTCGTTCATATTTTCCATACGTCTACGCTCGTTAATAGTAGTCATTTGACACTCTTTAGACATACGGTAAACCTCGTAGCGCTCCTTAATAGACGCCTTAATAATCTCTTTAACGTCAAACTCAAAAAAGTATTTACCTTTTTCTTTTTCTAACAAGAGATCCCTATTAAGCGCCGTCTCAAAAGCTTTTACTATCGGATAGATAGCAAATTTAAACGTATTATTAAAGTCGTCGCTAATATGAAAAATGTTATCTATTTGAGTCTTGAGCGTCTCTATAGACTCGTTTAACTGCATGTCTACGGAGGTATTAGCGGCCTCTTTAAAGTCTATACCGTTATTAAGAACTACTACGGACTCGGTATTATTAGCGTAGAGATTACGCCACGCGGCTTTAAGAGCGTCGATCTCGGGCTGTCCTAACTTACGCTCCGCCTTTAAAAAGCCGCGCTTATTACCGCCCGTCTTAACTAATCCTAATTGATATAATTGTGTTTGGTAAGCTGTCTCGAGAGCCGTACTAAGCTCCTCAGTAATTGGGACGCCGTAAGCTCCCGTCTTTGTATTTCTCAAGAGCTTAATAAAGTCGTAAGGCTTGTAGCTATTCTTACCAACGTAAATAAAGTAGTCCTTATAGATCGGCTCGAAATTATAGTTAACTACTACGTACTCGTCCTCGATATAATAGAGGCCCGTAACCTCATTACGATATTTTTGTATATAGCAGTAGCCGCCCTTACCTAAAAAGTAATCCGTTACAAGCGCTTTTTTCATTTGAAAAGCGTCGAGAGTATCTTTAGTATCGCAATTTAAAAGACGAGTCCTAGAGTCGCCCGTAACCTCCTCGACTTTGCCTTGCTTATACTTGTAAAGCTTTACGGGCATAGACGCAACGGAGTTAGAGATAAAGTCTATATTAGCCGCTACCGCGGGTATAGTTAAGACTTGCTCTCTTGTGATATTGCCGCCTCTAATCAGGGTAGTTAAAAGGACGTCGGACGGAGTATCTACCGCCGTGTTATCTCGAGTCTCGGGCGTAGCGTCGCTACGTCTATTAAATAGTTTAAATGCCACGTTAACCACTCCTTAAGCGCTCTAAAGTGATTTTCACTTGGATTTTCAAATTTTCATTTTCATTTACTATCATTTAAAAATTACATTAAATCACTTGAATTGTAAAGTCCCCGCTACCTAAAAAATAGTCTTGTTGTAGCAAGTAGCAAGCGTCTATCGTAGCTACTACCATATCTACCTTACCCGCGCTCTTTTTCTTATTTACGTATAGGTTTTTATTAGTATCATACGTGCAACGGCTATTTAAAAAGTTTATCTCTAAAAGCGGGTTAGCAGTATAAGCAAACTCGCCGTTTAAGATCTTTTCTTTTAATAACTTTGTAGGCGGGTGTAATACGGAGCTATGCTGTCTAACCTCTACGCAAGTTATACCCGCGGCCTCTAGCTTTTGGGCCGTGCTTAGAGCGTTCCAACGGTCATATCCTACCGCTTGAATATCTACGCCGTACTTTTCGGGGAGATTTATAATAAACTCCTCGATAAACCGATAGTCTATAACTTTAGATCCGCACGGGATAACCTTACCGCTCTTAATAAGCTCCCGATAGTCTACGCGCTCGCTCGCTGTCTTTTCCTCTATGCGATCCTCGGGGATAAAAGCCCAAACCTCCGCCAAGATATTATTATTCTCGTCTACTGAGAGCATAGAGACGGACGTATTATCTCCCGACTCGGATAAGTCCAAGCCGATATAAACGACTCGTCCGCTCCACTCGATATTTGAGACTTTGCAAGCTTGGACGGCGCTAACGTCTATATACGTCTCCGTACCCGCTCCGCTATAAATGATATTACAATGTTTAGTAACAAAGTTTTCGCGGGCGTTCTCTTGCGCTATTGCCTTAGCTCTCTTTTTTAATAAGTCCTCCCATATCTCAGGGATCTCGAGAGCTACGGGATTAGCTTGCTTTAATATTAAATCGTCCGTTTGCCACTCCTTAGTATTATCGGGCTCGTATAAGAGACTAAAATACGCCTCGTTTTTAATAGATCCGTCTAATACTTGCTTAGCGTAATTTATCTCGGACTCTAACGGATTGTTAAGCGTCGGATATTTAGTCGAGATAATAAAGCCGAGCTTATTTAATATATTAAGCTGTCCCGACTCCATAGCGTCTATAGCGTAACGGTTAGGTAAAGCGCCTACCTCGTCCGCGCAAAAGACGTTAGGCAATTTACCGTCTAACGTGGAGTTAGAATAATTAAGCGGCGTATACTTACTCTCGAGCGCTGTAAACTCTATATAGTCTCTAAGGATCTTAAAGCGCTTTTTTCCTTTATGCTCATATACAAGCGGAGAGCTTTTAAGTATTGATACAATCGCCTCGCGTATTTCACGGCTTAAAGCTCCGTCGGGTGCTACGCTGTAGAATTGGCTAAAGCGCGGCTCGAATATAAAGAGCATAATAAAGAGCGTCGCTATAGTAAACGTCTTAAAGTTTTTACGGCATATCTCAAGTAATACTGTCTCGTAGCGTCTCTTTTTCGGATTGTCTCTATAGACTACAGCAAGCGACGCCGTATATACTAACCATTGATAGCCCGTGCTACACTCGAAAAGCGTTTGGCCCGCCTTTAGTCCTTTAGGCATAATAAGCAATTTTAAGAGGCCCTCTATTTGCTTTATCTTGGCCTCCGATACCATATACTTTTTATCTTTGCCCTCGCATAGCCGCATAAACTCGCGCATTTGTAGCTTTACGTAATGCGGAGTTGTTTTAAGCTTGTAGTTAGCTTTGCAATATAAATACGCCTTACAATGTAAGGGTAAAGGTAAAGACTCTAGCTTTTTCATTTACTCGCCGCCGTTAATGATTTTTAATAAAGGATCGTCGGACTCCTCGTCTTTATCCTCAAAGCCGTTAATAATCCTAATTAGCGTAGTTACTGTCTTATTAGCGGAGTCCGTCGTAGAGTTATACGCTCTTATCGCGGGATTAATAACAACGTTAGAGCGGCCCTTTACGTATGTTTGCTCTACGAGAGCCTCGTTAGCCTTGATAGTAGCCGATAGCTCCTCTAGTATGCTTAATTGCTTTAAGTATCTCTCGAAAGTAGTTAAAAAGAAAAAGTTAGACTCTACGCCCGCCGCCTCCGCTCTCTTTTTAATCTCGTCGGCTTGCTCTAAATAACTCTTTTGCTTTTTGGGCCTACCTCGTCCGCGTTTCTCCATACTGTAAACCTCCGTTTTAATATTTTCTCTCGATTAATTAGCAATTAATAGCTATTTTTCGGGCATTTTTCGCCCTTTTTTATTAAAAAATAGCCATTAATCCACAAAAAAACAAGACTTTGTACTTGATGTATATTGTTA